GGGGCTGACTACCTGCGACAGATACTCGGGCACTGTGAGGCCTGCGAGGGCAGCAGCTGCTCTGAGGTCACGCGTCAGGCGCATGGTGAGACGGGGGCGGAAGTTGCTCAGGTCTTCAGACATCTGTGCCTTCTCCCTTCTCCAGCTGGACGGCAACGTGTGCCACCTCACCACAGGTGTACTGCACCACCTGATGAGTGCGTTCGAGTCGGGCATACAAAGCCGCAGGGCTCAGGTCACGCATCTCAACCATGAGCTTGGCGTGGTACTGCTCCAGCTTCTGGAGCTGGTGCACCATCTCCTCTGCGTGGGTTCGTCCGTGTTCGCAATAGTGGTTCATGTCCATGGGTAGCTCCTACAGGCTCATCACGAGGAAGAGAAGAGAGAAGATGAGGATGGCGCTTGCTGCGTCTTCGAGTGCGGGCATCGTTTGCTCCTTGGTACGTTCGGTACACACTGTACCACATGTACCCTGTGGACCACAGGTACCACCCAAGAGTAATGTCATAGTTCAGTCACAGGCTATAGCCCTTGACGCGTCCAGTCCCCCCCTCTCTACCATCCCCTGCTCATCGGTGATATGGTAGGTGGGGGGGGTGTTAGTAAAAAAGCTACTTACGAAAAATACAGTGTATAAACTTGCAAGTACGTTTTGGCCTATACCCCCCTCAATCCTTCAGAACATACTGATAGCGGCTATCGTAGAGAGGGGGGGGATTGACACGTCAACCAGACCACAAACGACAGAGGTGACATGTGAATTACCAAACTATGACACAGGAGCAGCTGCTTGGGGCTGTGGCCAGGCTCGCACCGGAGGCCATCAGCTGCATTGAGCAGACCCTCCAGGGAACCAACAGCCCGAACAAAGCCCAGATGGATACGGCNTGGCGTGTGCTGGAGTGGAGCAAGGAGGCTGCTGCAGTCAGGGCAGAAGCAGCAGCGGACACCCCAGCNGTNGAGGAGCTGCGCAACGTGCTGCAGCTCGTGGACAAGTGGTGAGGCTGTAGGACAAGTGTGGGACACTGTGGGACAGTGGTACGGTGTCCGTGAGAGGACACCATGAGCGTATACATTCCACCGAGCATCCCCACCGAGCTGCACCCCAAGGTCAGCGGCCTGGTGGGTGACCCTGCGGCCTTCTGCCGTCTGCACCAAGTGCAGGACAAGGAGAGCAAACGCGCCATACCCTTTGAGCCTTTGCCTATGCAGGTAAAGATATTCAATGCAGTCAAGCGCGGGCATAAGCGCATTCTGGTCATCAAGGCCAGACAGGTAGCAGCAACCACGGCCTGCAAGATGGTCCTCCACCAGCAGTGGATGGCCACTCCGACTGCTGCACTGTTCGCCTTGGTGTCACTGCGGGCAGAGTCAGCCACGGCACTGCTGGACGATAACCGCCGCTGGATGTACCACCCTCCATCCATCCTGCAGCGCAAGCTGGACACCAGAGCCAGAGGTGAGCTGCGCTTGGCTGACACTGGGGCGACACTCAAAGCGTTCACCAGTCGAAGCGGGACAGGTCTGCGCAGCTTCTCCCCCAAGGCTGTGCTGCTGTCAGAGTTTGCCTTTGCACTTGACCAGGAGGAGCTGCTTGCTCAGGCCCTGTCTGCTGTGGGTGAAGGTCTGCTGATGATTGAGTCTACCGCCAACAACCCAGGGGACCGGTTCAGTGAGCTGATAGCCGGCGCACCAGAAAACGGCTGGCACTTGCTCTCGCACTGGTGGTGGGAGGAACCACGCTACACAGACCCGGTTGACGCTGACTTTGAACGGACAGAGGAGGAGGTGGAGCTTGCCCAAGCCTACAGCCTGACAGACGGGCAGCTGTCATGGCGCAGGCGCTACATGGCAACACTCGGGCCGTACAAATTTCGCCGTGAGTACCCGGCCAACCTTGACGACTGCTTCCTTGGTAGAGAGGGCGGGTACTACGGTGAAGAGGTCTTGCAGGACATCCACGTCATAGAACATGAGCTGCATGGCAGCAGGCATGGGCGAGAGATTGAGGCACCGCACCCACATGACCGGTACGTCATGGGCGTTGACATAGGCGGTGGAGTGGGTGGCGACTATTCCGCGCTGTGCGTCATCTCCGTCAGCACCATGCAGCCGGTTTACACCGAGCGCAACAACAAGGTCACCCCAGCAGCTTGGGCACACCGAGCCATCCAAGTGGGCACCAGGTACAACCAGGCGCTCATGTTGGCTGAGTCGAACAACCACGGGCACGCGTTCCTCTTGGAAATCACCCACTGCGGCTATCGTCACCAGTGGCGAAACCCACAGGGCAGGCCTTGGGTGACCACACTCCAGAGCAAGCTGGAGGCCTTCGATACCCTCAGGGAGTCCCTGCAGGTCGTCAAGGTCATGGACCGCGTGTCTTGGATGGAGCTGCGCAGCCTGACCATTCCACCGGGTAAGGTCGCGCCAGAGGCTCCAAGGGGCGCATATGATGACAGCGCCATAGCCATGGCGTTAGCATTCCGCTGCCTAAGAGATATTCCGTCCTCTTGGCGTACTCATGCGATACAATCGGGCCGTACTCGGATCGATGACCTCATCCAATCCAGCCGGGCCAGGCGTATCCGGTCCTCCGGCCTGCCCTTCTGAGAGAGTCCCACATGCTGACCCCTGAGCAGTGCCAGTCTATCTGTGAGCAGCACGACCTCTACTGGGACGGGCGCCGTGGTGAGATGAGGGAGCTGCGCAACCTCTACATGACGCAATTCTTTCAGCACAACCAGCCCGTACTTGATGGCATCCTGCGCACCGAGGTCCCCAAGGCATACGCCGTGGTTGAGTCGTACCTGGGCAGCTTGTACGCCAAAAACCCAGCGGTCGAAGTGCAGCCAGACATCAGGGGCAGAGGCAACGCTGAGGTGGCTGAGGCCTGCGCCAATCAGTACCTGCTTACCATCCGTGAGCAGCTGGAGGACGCTACCCGCTTGGCTCTTATCTATCCCTCAGGCTTCTGCAAGCTGGCACCAGTCATGGGGGCTGACCCCCTGAAGCGTGTGAGCTGCGCAGCACTGCCTCCTTGGGAAGTCATCGTCGACGCCACATCAAGCAGCTGGGAGCAGCAGCGCTATGTCGGGCACGTCTACCTGATGCCACTGCTGGAGGCTGCTGAGCGCTACAGCAAGGGTGAGGATGAGCTGCGCGCGCGTGCCTACTCAAAGTGGATTGAGGCCGCGACCATTGCAGGTAAGGACCAGATGATGGGTCTGGGTGACCCCACCCAAACGCCACCAGAGGAGCAATGGGTCAGGGTGGTGGAGCTGTACGACATGCTCAATGACGCCCTGGTGGTCTGGTCGCCAGACTACGCCAACGGGCAGGCCCACCTCTTCGAAGGTGTGCAGGTTCAGGTTGGAGCGCTTGACCCTGACGCAGCTGCAGACCAGGAGCGGCCTGACGCAGAGATAGAGCATGAGACCACAGGCATCCCATACAAGACCGCCAACGGTCGGCCCGTGGTGCCCATCATCCCGCTGTATTTTAGCCGCGACCCTGACACCCCGCTTCGGGGCTACTCGCTTATCCGGCGCAGTGTGGACCAGTTCCGTGAGCTAAACGTAATGCGCACCTACCAAGCCCAAGGTGTGCGGCGCATGGCCCGTCAGTGGATGGTGCGCGCTGGTTTCCTGTCAGAAGATGGGGCTGCCAAGATAAGCCAAGGCCTTGACGGTGAGTTTGTAGAGGTGGACCTGCAACCAGGTCAACCGCTGGAAGGCAACATCATGCCGGTACCTCAGGCGCCTATCCCTGCAGACATCAGCATCTACGCCCAGACAGTGCAGAACGACATCAACGAGGCAGGGCTACTGGCACCGTTCACCCGCGGTGAGGTGACCAAGAGCACAGCCACAGAGCAGCAGCTGCTGGCCGCCTACACGTCAAGTGAAGTGGGCAGGATGGCAAGGCAGCGCGATGCTGTCATTACCACCATTGCCAAGACCTACAACATCATGCTTAGTGTGGTGCTCGGAGATGAGGCAGAGCCCCTGAGCTTGCCCAACCCAGTAGGCCCGACCATCCTGTCAGCCGATGACCTCACAGGTGACTTCAGCTACTGGGCAGTGGATGCTGGCACTACGCCCATGAGCGACCTGGCAAAGCAGCAGGCTTTGGAGCGCTTGGCGCCCCTGTTGCTGCAGCTCGGTGCAGACCCACAGCAGGTACTTGCTGAGCTGGTCCGCACCTACCAACTTCCTGAGTCCTTTGCTGAGATTGTAGAGCCTGCCCCCATGGCTCCTGAGCAAGGCGCTGCCCCGCTACCGTTCCCCGTTGCTGGGGGCATGACCCCAGAAGGATTCTGACCATGCCGATGATTATTGCTGACGCTCCCACAGACATGCCGGCTGACTTGGCTGCCATCGCTGAGCAGCAGGACACCCTCATTGGTGAGGAGATGGCTGACCTAGTGCCGCGCCCTGAGCGGCCCTACTCCGCCAAGGTCTACACGGCTTTGGCCAAAGCCATTGCCCAAGCCGCAGCAGTCATGGGGCTGGACCTGCAGGCTGAGTCCTACAGCGGACCAGTCGAGGAGATGGATGCAGACATTGCGCGCTTCCTCGCCATGATGGCCACAGCAGCTGCAGATTATGGCAAGCCGTTCCCCGTGGAGCTGGACGCCATCAAGGGTGACGCTGAGCTGACTGCCATCACTGCTGCCCTCATCGAGCTGGCAAAAGACAAGGAGTTTGCTGAGTTCCTTGACGCCCCAGCAGGTGACGTAGTGCAGGAGGAAGTCATCACACCCATGGGTACTGAGTCCATGGATGAAGACTTTGACTTCAGCGCGCGCATGGGCTGAGCAGCATGGCCTTCTCATCCATCAGAAGCCGTATTGCGCAGCTCTTCGGCTTTGGGCAGAAGGCTAAAAGCATCATTCCGGTGAGCCGTAAGCAGGCTTACTACCGCTCATATGAGGGCGGGGTGCTGGGCAACCTCACCCAAGCCATTGAGCGCAAACAGCCTGTTACTTTCTTCTACACAGACAAGTGGCAGCCGGAAGGCACACCAGGCGCAATGGGTCAGCGAGTAGGCAACCCACACGCCATCTGGAAGGGCGCGAACGGGCGGACATATTTGCATCTCTATGTGGACCCCCAGAGCGCCACAGCTACAGGCGGCCTGCCTGGTTGGCGCACCTTCCTTGTCAACAGAATCCAGAATGTGAGTGTCTTAGAGCTTGGCACTTCGTTCTTGGGTAGGCCTGTGGCCTTTGTCACAGCTCCCGGCTGGAATCCCGGATGGTACCGGGCGGTCGGTCAACCCATCAAGCTCCTACAGTGAGAGGACATCATGGCCCACGAAAGCGTAGCAGAGCAGGTACTTGCAGAAGTGCAAGCAGCCCAAGCCCCTGA